GAAAAAGAATTCAGGATGAAGAATATCATTTTTATAAGTTATGACTCTCCGATTGCTGATAGACAGTTCCTTGAAGCTGTTAAGAATGCTGATAGCTCGAAAAAGTCACTATATATAGTTGATGAAGCACATAACTTTATTAGGAATGTTTACACTAATATTAATAGTAGACAAGGTAGACGTGCACAAGTTATTTATGATTACATAATAAACGATAAGAGGGAAAATGAAGGTGTTCGTGTTGTTTTATTATCTGGTACTCCTGCAATTAACACACCGTATGAGCTTGCATTGTTATTCAATTTATTGCGTCCAGGAATCTTTCCAAAAAGTGAAGCAACCTTTAACCAAATTTATGTTTCCAATTCAGGTTACCAAAAATTAAATGATGCAAGTAAAAATATGTTTCAAAGACGTATACTTGGATTAGTATCATACTATTATGGTGCAACTCCTGATCTTTATGCAAGTAAAACTATTCATTATATTGATGTTCCAATGTCTGATTATCAAACAGATATCTATACACATTTTGAAGAGATAGAGGAAGCGATTGCAAGACAAAAGAGAGCCAGACAAGGCGGATCAGAAACATATAAATCATATACAAGACAATCAAGTAATTTCGTTTTCCCACAGATCAATCAATGGATTACAGGTGAAGGAAGACCACGTCCAAATAAATTCAAAATCGACGAAAGAGATGCCGAACTTGTAAATGAGGGTAAGGGTAAACTTAAATTAGAAAAAGGATCACAAAAATTGGTTAACGTACAGAATTATATTAATGCACTAAATACTTATGTTAATGGATTTGATGAATACCTGCAAAGAAAACAAGATGAAGATGAAACAAGTGGTTATACAATCCAAGATGATATTAGAAAATATCATGAAGTCTACAACGATAATTATGAAGAATTTCAAAGAAAAGAAGAAAAGAAATCATCTTTATACAACGCAATGTATAGATCATCAGCAAAGATGTTGTACATGGTGTTTAATATATTGAAATCACCTGGTCCAGTACTAGTATATTCTAACTATGTATTGGTTGAAGGATTACAGATATTTAAAATTTATCTAAAATATTTTGGGTTTTCAGCATACAAGAATAAAGATGAAGGTACAGACGGATTTAGATATGTTGAATATCATGGTAGTATCGACGAAAAGGAACGTGCTCTAAATTTAAGGGCATTCAATGAACTGAGTAATAAATATGGAAAACTGATCAAAGTTATTATGATTTCTCCTGCTGGTGCTGAAGGTATTAGTTTAAGAAATACAAGGCAAGTACATATTATGGAACCGTATTGGCATGAAGTTCGTATTATACAGATGATTGGTCGTGCTATCCGTCAATGTTCACATAGAGATTTACCGTTAGCTGAGAGACATGTTGATATCTTCAGATATAAATCCGTAAGGAAGAATTCACAGAAATGGACAACTGATCAATATATAGAAGATCTTGCAAGAGGTAAAGAGGAATTAATACAGTCATTTTTAGATGCTATAAAAGAAGCTGCAATCGATTGTGTACTCAATAAAGCACATAATATGATGGAGCAAGAGTATAAATGTTTCCAATTTAATGAACCATCGTTATTCGAAACACAAATTGGACCAGCTTATAAAGAAGATATATATGACGATATGAAGATCAACAACGGTAGCAATGATCCAAATTCAGTAACAATTAAAATTAAAGTTATGAAAATAAAGGCTGTAATTCAATTGAGTCCAGAAGATGCAACTGGTAATGCTAGATATTCAAGTTCAAACTTTTATTGGTATAACCAAGATTATGGTACTGTATACGATTATGATCTGTATTATGCAATAGGGAGAATAGCCGTTGATGAAGATGGACTTCCTAAAAAATTAGATAAAGATACGTATGTAATTGACCAATTGATACCGATCCCTCAAATAGAGGAATAAATTTTTGAAAAATAAATTTTGAATATTAATAATTTATATATATAATCTATCCATATTAATATTTAATACTAATATGAACAAAATGGAATTTTCAGATACAGACAAGATAGATATTGTCGATAAAATTATCAATATGTTACCTGAGATTAAAAAGAAAAGAACGTACATAATTAACCAAATCTTAGCACCAAAAAATCCAACCAGTGATGAATATGTTCTGGAAAAAATTACGGTGAATGGTAAATTTTATTATCGAGATAAGTACAAATGTATATTAAACGATAAAGGAGATCTTGTTGGTGTTTGGGAATGGGATTTCAATAAAGGAAACTTCAACTATTATATTTTTGCCGATGAGAAAGCAAAAATACTTGATAACTTAATATAATCAGTTACATACGCATCTGTTGTTCTAATCTTTGCTTGATATCATCAATCTTCTTCTTTAATTCATCGTATTTTTTCTTTTCGGACTGATATGTACCATACATATTGTAGACTGATTTAATGTGCAACAATGCACGGAGATTACCTGGATCATAAATTACTTTATTCATAATAATACCGATTCTAAGTGATGGATAACTTGTTTGGGAAAGAACACCTATTAGGAGAACATATGCTTTCATTAATTCATAAAATTCAGCAAATTTGATCGCTATATTGACACCTTGTTTTGCATAAAATTCAGTAATCATAGCTAATACTTGAGCAAATGATGTGGTCTTGCTTGTTGTATCTATTTGATCATGAGCAAGTTGTTGAGTATTATCTGTAACGGTTTCTTTATCTTTCGGAAGTAATTTAAGTTTGTCTATGTAGCTATAGGGGCTAACTAATCCTGACTTATCATGTTCTGGTTTAAACTCTTCTAATTTATTAGTTTTTGTATCCACTTCTTTACTCCTTTCTAGATTTAACCGCTCTTCACTGAAAATGTATTCTTTATATTTATCAGCACGATGTTTCTCTTCTTCACCATAGAATATGCTTTCTATTTTTGCTTTTTTTAATTTAGCCTTAAATTTCAAATAAGCTATGGATTCCATATTTATTTTCGTATCATCCGAACATTTTCCATTGATAAGTTCTGTCATAACATCTAAAAGTTCATCGTAATTTAAGAATGTTGACATTATTATTATTTCAATTAATTTTTGCATATTTGGATCGTCATTATAGATATCTATATTACCAACAGCACCAAAATCAATTAACGTCATCTGACGTTTTTCATACGAGTAGTATATGTTACCAGCATGCAGATCTCCATGGTAGAATCCGTGTTGGAATATGTTCACAAAAAATTTAAAAATTAACATATCCAAACATCTATGCAATACCGCACGATATGCTGTATCGTTTAATAATTGGGTTTTTTCACCTTCGACAAGTGAACTTACAGGAATTCCTGGCGCTAATGTCATTGCAAAAGCGTACCAGCAATTATCAACAATAACTCCATCAACAACATTAACAGCGGTTAATTTAATGTCGAGATCTGTTCCCTTAAAAAGTGATGAGTAATTCATTGTATATAATTCATGACCTTTTCTAACATTCTTTACTTCATTTGGTGAATATAGTTCCGTTCCTACAGACATCAACATATTATGAACAAACTGCTGTTCGCACGAACCCTGTGGAAAGAGATCGTTAAGAATAGAATATTCCCAGCATGATTGTACTATCGAAATAGGTTTTGCAAGTTTAACAACAAATTTATCCAAAGTATCAGCACGATGAACTATAAATACATGACCAACAGATGCTGATTTATCATAATCAATCGTATACATACCCCAATCTTTCACAACTTTACTTAAAATTAGATTATATTGATAGGGTGTCATCACAGGATAAGTTAGTTTTGTCAAATTGTATTTTTTCATTAGTTCTAAAGGCATTGCTGGTCTTACCTGTTGTAATATTTTAAGAATGAATGGTCCCGAATTTAGTAGTAGATGTTTTGAAAAGAAACTAAAAAGTTCATCTTCAGTAAGAGGTGGATCTTTAATGAAATTAATAAACATATCTCTCAATATCTGTACCCATATGATTGGATGCAAATTATTGTAATAATGAGAGATCGTTTTGATAAAAAAACTTTTTAATGATGCCAATTTATCGGGTATCATTTTATTGAGTTCAGATTCGATTGTGAAACTATGAATTCCAGTTAATCTATTAATAATAGATTCAATTCCGACATTATAATTATAATTTGTTGAATTAATATCTATTTCCTTTAATTTATTTACGATTTCTGTAAACAATATTCTTAATAAGTCAGCAACTTCATGTTTATCCTTAGTTGCAATAGTCGTTTTGTATTTACGTATTAGTATTTGGACTAAGGTATCCCACATGAAGCATATACTTCTGGTACTCATTACGTTGATAAAGTTGTATACGGTCACAACAATATTTTTATCCATATATATATCAGCACCTTTCGATATTATTAGTTCTGCAAGTGGTTCAAATACAATTTCCTTTAATTGTTGTTGGAATTTTGGGTCTGAAACATCTACGGATTTGATGATATTTGCTTTAACTTCATTTTCATTTAAATCTCGTAAATTTGATATATCAGATATTTTTTTAATATTAATGAATTTCGATAGAAATATTAAGTTATGTAATGATGCGCACATGTCAGATTGGGATACAAAACTATTGATTACACCATCCCATTTTGGTTTAATCATCGAATAGTAAGCATCGTAAGTTAAGTCGGGTTTGGTGCATACTAATTCATATTTCATTGTAGGATCAGTTATTCTATCGATTATAATAGTATTTGTTTCATCAATAGCTCTAACCAATTCATTCAATAATTTTTCGAATGACATATTATAATAACTTAATAAGAAAATTATCTTTCAGAATAATTTATGTCACATGATGGTAATCTGAATTTTATATGAATATATTTTAATATTTATAGTGTTTGTGATAAACTCAATAATTTAATTTAATATAACTTTTGCTAAAATATATTTATTAATTATATGTTATAATGGACAATAACGAGAAATACAGTAATACAATAAATGATTTAATCGATAGTATAAGATCATCCGAAGTTAATCCTGACGATGAACGTGACAAAAAATGTGCGCCAGGTAAAATATTCGAAAACGGTAGTTGCATTCCGCTAAATGTTTTATTGGAAATGGCAGAAGCATATAATAAAGAAAATCCAAATGATCAGATTAAATTGTACCCATCATTTGAGACCTTAAATAGAGGGAAATATAAGAAATATCTACTTAGGGAATTTAAAAAAAAGCTTCAAGGTGTGTGTAAAACTCAGAATTGTTGGACAAGACAATCGTTCATTAATCATATGAGTAACTCAATGAAGAATGAATTGCAAAAGAAAACATTTAGACCTGAAGGTCCGCAAGGTAAATTTGAGTGGTTAAATACAATTAATATTAATGATGTTGTTTCTCAATATGAAAATAAATATCAGGATTTTAAATTCTTGGGAGCAGTCCCTATAGATTTTGATGAACTACCTCGCTTGGGCATAAAAAATCTTGATTTCAATGGATTAATTAAATCAGGAAAAACAAAAGTAGGTATAGTATTCAATCTTGACGAGTCATATAAATCTGGATCTCATTGGGTTGCTTCATTTGCAGATCTCAAAGCTGGATCAATCTATTACTTTGATTCGTATGGAATTCCTCCTGAAGAACGCATTAGAAAATTTATGAGGAGAATAGCTAATTACTGCAAAAATGATATGAAAATTAACAATGTAGTTGCTACCCATAATAAGATAAGACATCAATATGGAGGTAGTGAATGTGGAGTTTATTCCATTAATTTTATACTTCGTTTACTTAGAGGTGATAGTTTTGAAAATATATGTAACA